GCATGGGTTGTGCTTTCCGAGGAACAAGGGATGGACGCTAAACAATCCGTTCATCAGTTCTGGGTTCTAGTATTTATCCGCGTCTTGGGTGATGATATCATGGCAAAGATTCATCCTCAAGCCCCGTGGTACAATCACACGACTGTGCAACGAGTGTTCAATTCAATTGGGATAGAGTATACGATGGCAGACAAGCTCTCCGAGAGCGTGCCGTATATCTCTTACACTGAAGTTGGATTTCTCAAGCGAAAGTTCGCCGACCATGAGCTCTTCCCTGGTATGAAGGTGGCGATTCTGGACAAGGAATCCATCTACAAGATGCTCACCTATACCAACCCTTCAAAGGTCGTTTCTGAAGAGGAACAGTTGGCTATGTCAATCTGCTCAGCGAAATCGGAAGCATTCTTTCATGGACACGACTTTTATAGTGCTTTGTCTCGCCTCATAGACGAAGTACCGAAGACGCGAGAGCTTGAGGCTCGCATGCTGGAATTCCCCGCTCCGTCGTGGAATCAAATGTATGAGAGATTCTTGATTGCGTCACCAAAACACAGGGTTTTGTTGGTGAAACCCGGGTCAATGACCGAAACCACACCCACCCCTAGCAGTAGTTACTGCCACGAGCTTGACATTCATGCACAAGCATCGTGGAGAGTGGACTGCTGGGGATCGACCACCATGGAGTGTTCCTCCGAAGAGCCTATTGAGGTAGGGATAAGGTTGTCTCCCAAGAAGCATGGTAGGCGTCGTCGTGTTGAGAAGAACCACGGCGCTGAATCATCACATCTCAGCAAGAATTACACACACACATTCAAAATCGACACAGCGACATGGCAAATGGCGCCAGCTGTGATCGAGTCAGCCATCAGAAAAGCATCTCAGAAAAACTCTCGCAAAAATAAAAAGAAGAGCTGGGATGCAAGGGTAGTCGCCCAATCGGAATCAAGTGCCGACACGGTTGGTGCGGTGACTACTGTCCAACAGACATACGCCTTCAAAGATGAAGCAGTCTCTCGCACCGTTGACCTGCGCACACCTCCAAATCGTGCCGTTTCTTCTATGGCAATGCCTCAAGGCCTGGGTGACTATTTTAAACGTCCCGTTCTCATTGATACTTTCACCTGGACAGAAGCAATGGCGATTGGAACTCAAGACACCATGAATCCGTGGGCGCTCTATCTCGGAAACACTTCCCTGAAAGAGAAGATGGGAGGCTTCGGCTTAGTACGAGCCAATCTACATCTGAAGTTCACTGTCAATGGATCTCCGTTTTATTACGGCGGTCTAATGGCGGTTTATACACCACTCTCAGGGTTCCGCACAGACACTGTTAGTTCATCCACCAATCTTGCTTTGGTGCAGCAGTCACAGAAGCCTCATGTCTGGCTCAACG